TGATTGTGAGATTGTGAAAAAAAACCATAAAAAAATTATGGTTAGGACGTTGTAAGGAATCGAACCAAACTATAAAAACCATTAACGCCATATAAAAAAAGATCACTTCACGCGGTTTTGATCAGTTCCGAGGCTCTATTTGTAGTTAGAGCAATTTATATAAACAGTTACTTTTGTTCGCTGTTACTGTTGCCGGGTTGCAGTGCTTCGCCGCGTTTAAGAATAAAGAATAAATTTAAATAATATAACTATCTATATATTAAACGGATCGATCCATTAACGGCAAGTAATTTAAAAGTTATTTAATTATTAAATCTCGACCAATTGCAGTTATAGCTTTATTATGTCGGACGCGTACAGGTCGCACAAAATACACGAAACACACACAAAAACCGCCGCGCGTACCGTTTACCGGGCCATAACGGCCCATTATTGTAGTGTTTCGCGGATGTTTATAAAACATAATCGATTTTACAGCGCGAAAAGGGCCGCCGGGGGCATCCTTGCGAAAACGTACCCCCTTAACGCCCTCACAAAATTTTGTCAAAAATTTAATGGTAGTCTCTTTTGTACTTAGCAATAGCATCATCCAGGTTTTGTTTGATACTTAGAGTCAAATATTCATCTTCTATACCTACTAAAAACCCAAGTATTAGCCAATTGACAGGCGTAAACGGTGTTTTTAGTAATTTATATAGTTTTTTAAATTTACCGGTTTTTAATTTAGTCATTTACTACGTTTCTGTAGAAGTCTTTCTAAATACATTTTCTTTAACTCAAGTCTTTGAGCTTTTGGATCTAAAAGGGGCCATTTTTGTAGTTTTAAAGCGTACTTTATTTTTTCTATTACTACTTCTAACCTCTCCTTATATATCCTTCGGAGATAGTTTTTCATATTATTTAAATATTATATATACAGGCGTTAGAAGGAGTTATATGAGAATTATTGATTCACTCGCTCGCTACGCTCGCTGACAATAATAGATAGAGGAAGATATTGTCTTCCCCTATGAGGGGCGAGTCCACCCTTCTCTCCCCTGTACAGGGAGGGGTTGCTCTAAACCCAGGTATTACCTTGGTTGTCTTGGCCCCTGGCTTCTTGCCTTTGTTTATAGTTCATACCCATTACTAAGTGGTTTGCTGATGCCTGGGGATCATCTAAGAATCCAGCAATCATGTCATCCCACTCCATCTGTTTCCGTAGTTTTATCTGTTCCATAGCTGATATAGCTAGGCAATCTGTAAAATACTTTACGCCCTGGGCCAGGCAATCTAATCTATCGTCATGTTTGATAGCGAACTTAGCTCTTGTCATCTTTGACATTTGACCAAACAACATATACCCAATACGTTCTTCTGGTGGTAGTCCAGGATTAGAGTTAAAGTCCCACTCTATAACTTTTCTATCTACTACTAATCTATGCTGATTCATTACAGGCTCTAGTGAATCTATAATCCTATCTTCTTTTCTTACGTTTGCTCTTACTTCTTCTATATCTACAAAGTATTTAGTTTGTGTGCAGTGTTTCTTTATTAGTTCCGCTACGATTCCATCGCCAAAGTTTGTTTCGATAACCATCTTTGTAGCTCCATACTTTTGGCATCCTCTAAGGATATCCAACAAGGTATTGTCTGAATACCCTTCTCTGTAGGCTCGTACTTCATGCAAATAGATGATACCGTTTTTTTCGGAAAGATATGATACTGCTGTTTCATCGGAGCCACGGCCACTAGGGTCCAAACTGGCAATAGTCTGGTTATATTCTGACCACTCGCCTCTTGTTTGCATAGGTGAGTAGAAATAGTCCCCTGGGAGTCCGACAGTTGGCAAATCTTTGATACAGTTGCTTGGATCGGAGCACCATACGATAGCTTCTGGAGCGGT